ACAGTTACAACGGTACTTGATGTCAGTCTTAGAGTTGTAGTCGGCGTAGGATTGGTGTCCTGCGTGTCATAAATAGATGCGCTTGCCCGCTGCCTAACAATAAACCAACCAATAAGCAGCCGTCCTAGCTGATGCTGAATGGTGTTAGACGTAGCGGCAAGCGCAACACTTTTTAAGATGATACCAGGCAGCAGCACGTTGCTAGCAATTGGCTCAATAAAATTGGCAATGTTGTCCTGCAGCTGATTGACCACTCGGTCTGTGGTCTGCACCTTAAAAAGGCGAGCCATTAAAATGATCCCCCGCCAAAATTACCGCCGGATCCCGATGGGAACGAGAAATCAGAATACATATTGTCAGACACCCTAGCTGGGCTGCCTACGTCGCGTGATTCTGCCATCGCTTCAATGCGCTTGATTAACATTTGCTTTTCAGCCATTAGCACAGACACATCGGATTCTTCCTTCTGCATACACTTCATCGCAGCGTCGCAGATGATGTACTCAGTCCACCCACTGATACCGTCTACCGTATCGCCGTCAGCTGATAGCGTAGTCATACGCGGTATGTACCAAAGACGTATGCGCTGATTAGCTGCTGGGATCGGTGTAAACCAAATCTTGTCGCCATTAATTCTGTAGCGAAGGTTAGTCAGACCGTAAAAGCTTTGAAAGTTAGGCACCGCGTAACGGTTACGGTCAATAAACTCGAAAGGCCGAATTGTAACAAAGCTGTCTGATGTATTGCTCAGTCCAAGGTCGACACCCAGTAGCTTGTAAAAAGCTGGGCTAGTTGGCAGGGCATACTGATCATTAATGCCGTCAGTTGTGATTGTGTAGACGGGAGCGACATAGTAGTTATCGCCGTACTTGCTAATGAGCAGGTCATACAGCTCAAAGTAGCTTTGGTTGATGTAACTATTTAGCTCGGCATCGGTAATAAACTGACTATTTACAATGTCAGCGCGTTGCCGCACTGCGTCTCTTAGTTCAAGTCTGGTAAGGGTTGTAGCCATTTTGTCCCCTGTTAGAAAAAACGGCAGGGCATATAAAACACCCTACCGTCAGCGCATGTCTTTTTGGACCTAATAACCTTCTTCTGATTCTTCTTCGTATTCTTCGTGTGGCTCAGCGTCAGCCTTCATGAAGATCGCCTTAACTGCGTCATATGCTGCCATGCCGTCCTTAGCAGCAAGCGCATCCAGCAGTTCACGGCCAAGAGCCTCGCACTCATCGTCGTCCGATGATTCGCCCTTTTCTTCGCTGCTCTCTGGATAACCATGCATTTGGCTAATGATGATTGTCGCGGCTTTTTTCTTGTCAGGGATAATCATAATTACTCCCCTTTGCCTTTAACCGTGCTGTTGCGGTACTTCACTTCAAAGTAAAGCTGCGAGCCGCTAGCTGGGTCAACATCTGCACCTGTAGCATCAACGCATTTGAAGTAGAGCAAAGCGCCTGGTGTGGTTGGTCCTACGCTAACCTGTGGATCACCAACCAAAGACGTTGCAAATACACCGCTAGTGCCTACAGCTTTCACAGTGCCAGTGCCTGCACCAGCAGCCGTAGCAACAAAAGCATCTCCAACAGCAACAGTGTTACCACTAGCAAGGCCAGCTGTTTCCCACTGCGCCTGTGTCGTTGTTCCAACGGATTGCACTACATACAGCGTACCAGTTACAAAGCTGCCGCCCGTTACAGCTGCGCCAGTAACAGGTGCAACAAACTGAGTAGAGAAGGACAGAAAGCGGCTGTAGTTGTCTTCAAGCTTAAGCTCGTAAACGCCTGCAGCTTTGCGTGTGAGTGATTTAATGCCAGAACCCTTAAGGGCACTAGTCGCTCCAGATGCTCCGATTGCAGCAGATCCCTCGATCCAAACCGGATAATGGTTTAGACCGAAAAAGAATTGCTGAAAAAACCTATTTGCCATTTTAGTCCCCTTAAAAAAATGGCGCACGGTAAGCAAGCACCGCACGCCACCTTAGGATTTTATTAAACCGAGAAAGTTACGTTAGCATTGTAGCCTGGTGCGTTGCTCGACAAGTTAGCGTAGTAACCGATACGGACTTCGCCCGCATCAGCTCCGCTTACACGCAACATTTCGAGTCCATCACCGTAGCGTAAAATTTGCGGCGCTTCCCCTAGGCTATTCAGGCACCAGCTGTTCATTTGAAGCAGCCAGCCTTTTTGCGGCTGACAGTTACGATCTGGGAACACTTTGATCATGCTGTTAGCGCCGTTAACCATGATGCCTCTGAAAGCAATTTCTGCTGGGCCTTTCATGTCAACGTACTGGACTTTAGAGCCCAAGCTTTTTTCCAGTGCCGCGTAGGTAGCAAAGTTGGTGATGCAAACATCAGGTTTGCCGCCTTCTCTTGCTAGCAAGCTGGAAGAATCAATTAAGGATTCTTCGATAGATTGTGCCGAGCCGTCGTAGCGGATACCTGCAAGACGAGTTACGTCTTGGCTACGGTCTACACCGAAAAAGCTGTCACCAGGACCAGGCGAGGTGTCTGGCAGCCAAGCAGCTAGGCCTTTGACTTTTGCGTTAACGTCACCTTGGACCAAGAGGAAGTCAGCAGCAGCCCAACCAGAAGGCGATCCAGCTGCGCCGCCAAGACCAGTGGCGGAAACAGTCACGGTGCCAAGGCTACGGTTAACAGCGATAACGTAACCTAGGGCAGCGCGTGGTGTTCCACCATCGGTCGCGTTAGCTTGCAAGGTCTGGTTAACTTCAAACTGAACAACGTCATTTGCATTGGACAGTGTAATGACACCAGTTGAAACCGAGCCAATCGCGCCAATCGAACCAGTGCCGCTGCGGAACAAAGAAGATGCCAGCGAATTGGTGATTGATCGGAATGCACCGTCGACTACTAACTTAGCGCCTTCAAGGAAGGACATTTTGTCAGTCCGGGAAGCAAGCATGGTTTGGTTGTCGATAGTAGCGAGCGAGTAGTCAGCTACACGAGTTAACAGAAAGCTTTGGATCTGCACTGCAGATTGATTGCCTTGAGCGTTTGTAAATGAAGCCGAGCGTCCTTGAGATACACCAGTGATGATTGGAATTGGCTTATATTTGCCGCCAAAATCCGTTTTTTTAGGGACCAAAGCTAGAAAAGGGTTGTCACTGTAGACTAGATTCTCAACTACCTGGCCATCGTAAAGCTCTTTTAAAGCCGCATTCATTGCGGATAAACCTAAGTATCCCGGAGCTGAATAAGACATAGATAACCTCGATTAGTTTTATTGATTAAGTGCAGCAAGTGCACGAGTCATGCGGTCATTCTCCACCTTTGGAGAAACCATAGACGGCGTGCTACTTGTATAGTTTTGATTATTGAGAGTGCGGCGCGGCGCTTGGGGATCTTGTTTCGCAATAGATTCTTCAGCTGGCTTTTGAAAACGAGATCCTAGTTTTTTCGTCTGAAGCGACTTTTCAACCTGCTTTTCAAGATACGTTTCAACTAACTGGCAGGCTTCAGGAATACTAAGGACTTTACTTGTCTTTTCAAAATAGGCTTCCACGGTATCGTATACTAAGTCACCAGACTCATACAAGTTTGTCAGTTCATAGTCGTCTTTTTTTGACGATATGAAATTGCTAATTTCGTTTTTAAACTCGGCAATCACTTGCACTTCGCGATCTGCTGCCTGCCTTTTAGAATGCTCTTCACGCTCTTGGTGATCACGTTGCCTAGCGTTTTCTACTTCGCTGATCTTGTCCTGTAGTGCCTTAATCTGACTTTCAGTCGAGACAGTGTTGTTATTTAGAATGAAGTCTGTGAGCTCTTTGTAGCTAAGGCCAGCATCTTCGAGAGCGGCCAGCGGATTAGACCTATAGCTAGCCTTCCTGCCTTTAACCTCGTCAATCTCAGCGCGCAGCTTTTCCATTTCGCTTCGCTGGCTGGTCATTGCTTCCATTTGAGCTTTGAGCTCATGTCTTTGGCGGACAATGGCAGCTTCCTTCTTAGCAAGGAAAGCAAACCTGTTGGCACCCTCTGCAGGCTTTGGCTGCGCTGCTGTCTCTTGGCCTTCCACTGATTCACTTGCTTCCGGTACGGCGACTTCTACCTGATTCTCAATAAAGTCCATAATTACAAGTCCTTATGCTGCTGGCACGTTAGATAATAAATCACTTACTGGGCTTGCCATCGGAACAGCTTGCGGCAGCATCATTTGCTCCTGGGCCATTTGAGCCATTTGGGCACCTTCGATTGCCATCTGCTGCAGCTGGTCTACTTCGCTAATGAAGTCTCTGAGTATCTGCAAATGCTCCTCCGGAGCTCCCTGCGTCTTAGCAAATGCTAGGTACTGCAGTGACATCTCACGGGCTAGCGGCAGATCGTCGTCGGGCTCTGGGTGATACACCTTGCCGTCGTCCACCATTTCTTCGATGACCTTGTGCAGCCATTCTTCCGGGCTGTTGCTCAGGTCTTCTGCGCGTTCAAGGTCAGGGAAATCTAGCAGGCGTCTACCAGCACGCGGCGTGATAAACCCAGCTTGGATATACTCTGTAATCGTTTGCAGCTGACCAGCTGGATCACTAGGCAAGCGCGATACTGGATAAATCTTGAGCGTATACTCATCGTCTTCTAGGCGGATTTGCTTCCAATCAAGAGTCTCAAGAAACTTTTTACCTGGCGCAGATACCGGGTAAGACTTTTCGCGCTCAAAGATGTCTTTGACACAGTCGATTGCGAG